AATGAACGATCCTACACAATATGCAGATTTAGGTGACGATTTTATGTTGGATAAACAAGAAGTTCAACGCCAAATCTCTAACGAACAAATTGAAGAAATTCAAGCTAGAGAAGAGTCTGTTCAAGAACAGATGATGGCAGAAGAAGAAGTGAATCCAACACAACCTGCTACGGCAGGACAACCCGCACCAATGCAACCAGAACCTCAACCTACGGGTGAGGACACACAAGAACCAGGTTTTTTACAAGGTCTTAGTTACTTCGGTCAACCCCTTGGAGAAACCAATCAACAAGTTAAAGAACGATTAAGTGCACCAGGTCAAGGTATTATTGATACTGTTACAAATGCAGTAAACAAGATCCTACCAGATAACTTACAAATCCCTACTGCTACTAAATATGAAGATCAAGTAGCACAAGTAACAAGAGATATCTCTGCTGTTGTATTGCCTACTGCGCTCTTGCAGGGTAGTGGTATGGCAGCAGGACAGGCTGCACAAGCTAGAGTTGGCTCTAAGCTAGGTGAGACAGCCTTCATGAAGTTTGTTGGCGCTAGGGGCGTAGAAGCTGCCTCAGCGTTAGCTGTCGGTTCAGTGGCTTCACCATATGAAGAAGGTGATAACCTTTCTGGAATGGTTAAGAAGTCGTTACCACCTCAATGGGATTATATTCCTGATAGTTGGGCTACACTTGATGATGATAGTCCTGATGTAAAACGTCAAAAGAGTATTAATGAAGATCTAGCATTAGGTTTTCTTATTCCTTTTGTTGGCTTTGCTAAACGCTTTGGCTCCGCTATTGATGAAGTAGGTAACCTATATAAGACTCCACCTGTAATTGTAGGTGAGTCTGAACAAGCTGTTAAGTACCTAGCAGATAATGCACCTACTCCTAAAAGTGCAGATGCTGAAGAAGCACTAGCACAATATGTTGCTAAACAAGAAGCTGATCTAGATGAACTTGGATATTATAATATGTCTAAGAATTCTGATGCTAACATTCCTATGAAGGGTGTACATGACTTGTACGACTTCAGAGAAACAGGTATGCGCTCAGTTGATGACTTTGGTATTGTTGGTGCTAGTATTGATGCAGCGCGTATTGCTGCTAATAAAGACACAGTATATGGTCGTCTAGGTAATTTCATTAGTGAACCTGCTCTTAAGTATGGTCTTGAAACACCTGGTGGTGTAGAAGAGATTACTGTAGGTCTTGCTAAACAGCTTAAAGATGCAGACCGTTATAGGATGGATGCAGCTGATTGGGCTATTAGTTTTGATGAAGTTATAGCACAAGGTGATAATCTAGTTGTAGAACTGTTTGACCCTTCTGCTAGTGTAGATGACATTAAACGTCTACTTGGTCCTTCAATCCAGACTAATGAGTTTGGTGTTGATGTATTAACTGAAGAAGGTTACAGTGGAGCACTACGTTCCATTAGTAACATGGTCAGTGACTATACTGATATGGATATAGCTAGAGCACAAGCTTATACTGCTACATCCATGGCTGGACAGATTGCTGATTTAGCTGAAGGTGTCCGTATTAATAGAGGTTCTATTGCTGTTGATACTGCTAAAGAAAAGATTCGTGATAATCTTGCTTTCTTACAACAACTTGTAGGTTCTACTAAATACTATGCAACTAAAAAGCGTGGTCTATTAGCTCTTGGTGAGCGTATTAAAAACTTTGGTAAATCACCTGAACAGATTTCACAATCAATTCGTGAGTCTTACCCTCAAGCTTTGAGGAGTATTCAGTCAGATAGTGAAAAGTTTACTGAAAGCTGGGAGTATTTACAAGCTAATCGCCCTGAGATCTTAGATTCATTCCTTGAACTATACGAACTTAGTGATGGTAAGATTAATACTATTGCTAAAATGAATGACGATATTCTAAATACTTTTGTTAGGTGGCGTCCTATCTATGATGGTACACCAGAATCACCTAATATCCTTGCACAAGCTGTAAGGGGTAACTACTATAACTCACTGTTGTCTGCTCCTGGAACAGCAGCTAAGGCATTGTATGGTAACCTAAGTGGTTTAGTAGCTGAACCTGTTGCTTATTTTGCTGGTTCAATGATGCGTGGTGATCTTAAGTCAATGCAACGTGGTTGGATGGCTTATAGTGCTCTCTTTGATACACAAAAGAAAGCATTACCATATGCTGGTAAGTTGTTTACTAAAGCATCACAGAACCCTAACTCTGTAAAAGGTCAAACACGTCTTGATCTTGTCATTAAACAAGAAGAGAAGCTAGACCAATATCGTTTTATTGCAGAACAAGAGTCTGTACGTGGTAACCATGGTTTTAAATACTTAGTTAAACTATTTGAAGATCAACAAGCAATGGCAGCTGATCCTGTATTTAGGTTAACACCTAACTTGTTTACAGGCTTTGATGGTTGGACTGGTGCTACATTAGCTAATGCACAAGCACGTTTCCGTGCAATGGATGAGCTTGATCGTTTAGGAGAAGCTGCAACACCAACTAAAATTAAAGAACTGGCTGAAACTGAATACAATAGTATGTTTGATAAGAACGGTATTGTTGTAGATCAGGCTGTTAAGTATAACAATGCTGATATTGCTCTTAACTTAGATACAGGTTTAACAGAACAAGTAAATGGTTTGCTTAAAACATTACCTGGTCTTACACCATTCCTTACGTTTCCAACAACGATGATGAATATGGTAAGAGTAGCTGATGACTATTTACCTGCACCCTTACGTTCATTCCAAGCAGATGTTAATGATTTAGCATATACACCTGTACAAACTTTTATGGAATCACCTGAATTAGTAGATAAGATTCTACTTAAACGTGGTCATAAAATTAATCAGATGGATGAGACTGCTAAATTAAATACTATTCTTGATCTAAAGAATAAAACTCTTGGTAGAAAAGGTATTGGTAGTTTTGTTACTACAATGGTTGTTGGTAGTGTTTTAAAAGACAAGATATTTGGTGACGGTTTATTTAGTACAACAGGTGATGGTTCATTAGATCGTCAACTTAATCGTGCACGTCAAAAAAACAGTGGATTTAAAACACGTTCTGTTGTTGGTCCTGGTGGTAATAGGTTTGAATACAATGAACTACTTGGTCCTGGTTTAAGTAACTGGGTTGCAATGGTTGCTAACATTTCTGATAACTTTGACATGCTAGGTGAAGCTGCTACTGAACACCTATTTGAAAAGTCTGCTTTTATTCTTGCATCAGCATTAACAGATCAAGCTGGTATCTCTGCTTTACGCCCTCTTGTGGAAGTTTTAAGTGGTAATGAATTTGCAGCTAATCGTTTTGTAGCTGGTCAAATTAACTCACTCGGTCCACTTGCTGGTATGCGTAATGAATTTGGACGTATCCTTGATGGTGGTTATAAAGAAGTAAATAATACTATTTTAGAACAACTAGCTAATCGTAACCAGATAATGGGTTTAATCGATCAAACTAATAGATTACCTACTGTTATTAGTCCTATCAGTGGTGAAGCACCTAACAAGTATAATATGTTACAACGTATCTATAATACTTATTCTCCACTTAAAGTACACCCTGCAATGTCTAAAGAAGAACAATTCTTATATGACATTGAATATGATGTGTCGTCTGCATTTAAAACACGTAATGGTGTTGAACTTCTAGCTGAAGAACGTGCAGAGTTAAACGCTAAAATGGGTAAGCGTGGTTTCTTTAGACAAGAAATTAATAGGATTAGTAAGATTGCAGATGTTCGTAAAACAATAAAAGAATTAAAAGAAGCAAGACGTTTTCCTAATTTTATTAGTTCTGAACGGCTACCAATTGGTAAGTATGATCAGATTCATATCTTACTGAAAGATGCTCAGAAACAAGCTGAAGAGATAGCATTTGATGAACTTGATTTTGAAATGCAAGATTCTATTCAGCAGCGTATTAATCTGAAGAAAATGAATGATAGAAATGCCGAACTAGGAATTATCCCAACGAATCGTTACTAATGGCAATTACACAAACTACATATACAGGGAATGGTTCTACAACGAACTATTCATTTACATTTGAATATTTGAAACAAGCTGATGTTAAGG